TTAAAACTTTTGTTCTTCCTTATATTCTTCCATAACTTTATCAAACGTTTTAAGAACCATATCCAGGTTTACTTCTGCCCATAAAGCCTTACCTGTTTCATTATTAAATATTGCAGTAGCTTGTTTAGGATTTATATCCTTAGTAAGACTTTCAATAAACAACTCCCTTAAACCTCTCATGAATTTCCTCCCATAATCTGATTAATTAACTCAATTTCTTCATCTGACCTTCTTCTAGAAATCTTCCTATATTCCCTATAATCTGTTAGCAACTCATTTATTTCATGGGTTAAAAGAAACTCTGGATCTTCTTCTTCCTCTAAGTATTCTCCAAGAGACAAAGCCTCACCATCCGCATCATCTTCTAATTTTAACCTATATAATATCCCATATCCTTGTCTTATCCTCTTTTTATCTAATGCTATTACAAGTGTTTTAAAAACTTCATAATTTACTATATCGGTATCTTTAAAAGTATATTTTAGAACCTCCACAATACCACTAGAATCCATTTCTCTTATATCGCACAAATAACAATTTTCCAATTCAATTTTATTATAGTTATCTGTACTTAATCTAATTTCTTTATAACACATGGTCCATAACTTCATAATCTGTAAATCTACACTTGAATAAAAGTTATAAGATTGTCTTTTGTTGCTATATTCTCCCACTGTATCTTTTATAAATAAACTTTCATCATATTGTTCACTGAAAAACATACAGTGAAAATGTGGATGATAGGTATTAGTTTCTGCGTTATAAGTTATTTCTAATACCTTTATGGCCCCTTGGAACTCCATTAATCTTTCCTTAAATCCCTTTGTATTTCCATCCAAAGAATAACTATACGCTCCAAATAACTTTCTAAAAGCTTTATTCATTTTTTCTATAGTTCGCCTTAAATCTTCCCCAGGTACATTAGGTACTGTAAGAGTAACTAAATATGGATAATAACCTTGCAGCAGTAAATCATTTAAAGGTTTCCTTAAATTGTGTATTGCTGATGCCAAGTCCCACTTCCTACAGTTAGGACAAAATCTGTTATTCATACACCGGCTAACCTTTTGCAAATCCATTAATTTGTTTTTCCGATATAAATCCCAAATCCATAAGTTTAAGCAACTTCCAATTCTGTCCGCTCTGCCTTTTAGATGCTTGGAGTATGCTAGTAAACTATCTTCAAGCTCTTCACTCATTGTCATATACCACTCTGCATATTGGTTATTATAATTATATTTTCTTCTTTGCATTTCCTCTAAAACTTCATTCTCAAAATTCATGTATTCACACCCCTTGATTTTCCTCAATTATTACACTTGTTTGTATAAGTATCGAGATATATGTGCGCCAAGTCTGAAATTGTTCCACTATTTTCGATGGCTCGAAAATTTTCAGCCTTGGCGCACAATTGTTGTGATATCTTTTACAAAATTGTAATCCTTGTCGAAATAAGGGCTTTGAAACTTAATTGGCTTGGTATGAACTCCATCAATCATGATGTATCCATTCCCAGGGGCATTATTATTAAGCTCCAAATCGTTAAATTCCGAGCCAAATACCATAGTATAACCTGTTTTAGACATTTCTCCTAAAGCTACCCTTAACCCTAATTGGTCACGAATTGCAGTCTTAATAACATCAGCGTCAGGTCTTTGGGTAGTTAAAATCATAAAAATACCAGCTTGCCTTCCCTTAAGTATAATTTCCGACATATAATCATCTATTTCTTTACCTAATTTTTTATCAATAGAGGCCACAAATGCTGCTACTTCATCAAAAATAATAACAACAGGTTTATATCCATAGTCCTTATAATCCTTTCCAAAACCGTAATTATGCCAAACTTTAAATTGTTCATAACGCTCATTCATTTTTTTAACAACTTCTTTTAATGTCTTTGCTATTTGTCCTGGAGAACTGGCCACATTCTCCTTTAGAAACCTTTCTAGGTAAGATAAGTCTGACATCTTTGGATCTAGTATCTTTATATCTGCTTTCAATAATAAAAATATTTTTATGATGTAGGCTAATAAATATGTCTTTCCTTTACCTGTGCCACCTGTAATTAAGGCATGAGGACATTTCCTAAAGTTCCAATATATTTTACTATTAATAGGTATTAAATCATCCTCTAGAAACTGAATTTCACTCATATTAAGCCTTTCCGTAGATGTTCTATCCAACTTATAGTATATAAAGCCCTCAGTTTGCTCTTTAGATATACATTCCATTAAAAACAAATCCTGAAGGTAGTTTTCTAATTCTAAATAATTATCCCTGAATACACTTCCATCTAATTTAAATCCTATAATTAAATATTTTTCATCAAACTCATATTGTACTTGTGGCCTATAAATTAACTTTTTACCCTCTTCTTTATAGAATCCATGTGTTTTAATTAAGTTATATAACTTTCTTTTAATTACTCTATTAAAAGATAATGATTTATTCTTAATTACTGCATATGCTACAGCTCCACTAGCTATTATTGCACCATTACATGCCGCTAAAGAACCTGTGGCACCTAGTAGTAGAGTTAATGCTCCTACACTTGCAGCCGCATAATTAGCATTCTTTTGTACTGGAGTTAAATCCACAAATCTATATCTATTCATAATATCCCCTCTATGAAATTGATACAAGAGAGTTTGGCACTCTCTTACCCTACTTAGTTTTAGTTGGAGTTATACTCATTATTTCTCCTAACCTCAATCCAAAATTACTTTGTGATAGTTCTATCACAACTGTAACCTCGACCTGAAGATTACTCTCAAATGTAGCTGCAAGTTCCCTGCTCTTGGTATTAAAACTTATAGTCTTTCTTCTTTTATTTAATAGAGCTGATAAAGTAATGTTTGCTCCAAATCCATTCTTTCCCTCATAAGTTTGAACATCTTCAACTATACCTACTATTGTTATTGGCATATAAAAATCCCCCTTAAAATTTAATATTTTTTATTTTATATAATTAGATATTTATCTATAAAAATCTTTAGTTAATGTTTAATTTAATCTATTAACTACTTTCAGCTGGCACTGAATACTTTAGTTAAGGAATGATATTAGATGTGTTTTTGTTTTTCTAATATATATGTATGCACTTAACTTCTAAAAGTTGCATACAAAATTAAAATTTTAGAAATTATTTCTAAGAAAAAAATAAAAAAATATATGATATCAACCAAGATACCATATATCATCTATTTTCCTATTAAGTTTTTGAGCTATTTGTAATGCTAATTCCATAGCTGGGGCTGATTCTTCATTTTCCCATTTTATATATGCATGCTCCTTAACGCCAAGAAATCTAGCAAACTCACTCTTACTTTCAATTAAATATTCCTTCATTCTTATTTCTTTAAGTTTATTTTTTACCGCCATATAACCACCCCTAATAATAGTATATTCTAGGCGGTCTTTTCTTTTCCTCTTATTTTAAATATTTTTAAATAAAAACTGTATAAATTTCTTTAAAATGTCTAGCATCTTAATAGAGGTGATTATAATGGAATTAAAAGTGATATTTTATGGTTTAGGAATTGCAATTATAGTATTATTCATTTACATAACAACGATAGCAGCCTTTTTTATAAAGCATATAACTACCAAAAAATAAAAAAAGGCCCCAGGCAAAAGCCCGGGGTATCCGTTAAACTATGAATCCTACATATCCTTTTTCTTTTAGATCCTTTAGTAAAGCTTCAGCATTTCCTTTTTCTTTAAACGCTCCTACTTGTACCTTATAAACTTTTTCTTCTTTAATAGGTGCATTTATAGCTTTCCCAATTATTGCTTCTGCTATAGCCTTTCCTATTCTATCTGGTCCAACAGATTTGTATATGGCAACATCTTCTGCAGCTTCTACAAAACATACTTCTACAATTATTCCAGGCATCTTAGTTGCCCTAACTTCATAAAGTTTTTCTTTTATTCCATCTTTTAATCCTCTATTTTTAAATCCCAAGAAAGCCAAATTATTAACTATTCTATTACTTATGATATTAGCTTTAGCATTATCAGGATTCAACCATACTTCTGTGCCTATGGCTCCATTGTAGCTATTATAAGCCTTATTAAAATGTATAGATACAAATAGGTCAGCTCCTATACTATTTGCTTTAGAAACTCCATCCTGGAGCTCTTTGCTCACATCTGCTATGTTAGAAGTTACATCTATTGTATCTTCTCCAGCTATATTCAAATATTTTATAACTGCTTTATATACTTTTCTGTCTTCGGTAACCTCATCTAATAAAGCCTTAGCTCCTGGGACATCATAATTATGACCACCTCTTATTGCATTAATCATTCGATCCCCTCCTATTTTATCTCCTTTTTATTGCCTTCCTTGAGTTGGATAAGCATGTCTTTTAGTTGTGGTGGGAACTGCACACCTGCTCTAGCAGCATTTTCTAAAATACTTATGCCTTCCATACTTGCATAAAAGAATATAAGTAGACTTCTTACAACGCCATTAGTCCCGGTCATATTGTCTATTGCCACTCCTAAAGCGACAATTATAAGGGTCACCATCTTTTTCCCTAAGCCTTTAAAACCTGTGGCAGAACTTAAAGTTTTATCTTTTCCTGCGCATATTAACCCTGTTATATAATCTAAAAACATTAATAACAGTAGTGTTTGAAACGCCATATCCCACCCCCCAAATAAATAATTTATGCAAACTCCTGATGCTGCAATAGAGGTGCTTAGAATTTTATCCCATTGTAACTCTTTCATATTTTCCTCCTTAAAATAAAAAGACACCCATTTCGAGTGCCTTTAAAATTTATTTAGTTATGTCGTCTTTTAAACCGAAGATGAAATATTACTATTCCAAAATAAACCCCTTAAAATCAACCGCAGAGGATTCGCCTGTCCATGCTTCTAATGTATGCAAACCCAAATCTAGTTGTTCTATTGTATTTTCCAATGCATCTAATGTAGTTATTACACCATCTATTTTTACATATGATACAGAAGATAAATCTGTTTTATATGCTTTCAATGTCATTTGATTTATAGTATCAATAAAAATGTATGACTTAAAAATTAAGGTATCTATTGTATCTTCCTTAATATAATTAGCCGATACTTTAAAATTATATAGTGTATCTGCTACAAATGAAAGCTTGTTTTCGGGAACTCCTTTTATTAATCGTTGATTAGAGTAATCAATTTTTGTTTTATTTCGTATTATAATAGCCATTGGGTTTATATGTGAAAATAATAACCCAGATTCATATTTATGACCAATATCAGTAAAATGAAGTTTGTCTGATATTATTTCCTCTGCATTATATTGCGAATACATTAAAAACTTTTCAGTAAATTTATTAACATCAATTATTTCTAAATTATATTTAATTGCTAATTCTCTTTTAACTTCGTTTGCAATAGTTTCGATAGATTGGGCTGTTCTTAAAGGATATTGCGTAGTATAATCCTCACTAACTCCTGGAGAAAGAATAGCTTGTGTTGTTAATAAAAACGGTTGAATATTATTGTCATAACACCAGTTTATCATTTGTTCAATGTAGCTTTTGAAATCTTCTTTGTATGATTTATATTTTGTATAACCAAGCCTATCATTAATACCAAATCCAATTCCAATCATCTTGACATCGTTATATGCAGAACTGCCTGTAAATTCTGCATTTATATTGTCAACGCCCCAACTTGCTGTTTTCCCAGAGAAACCTGCGTTATATATTCGTAATATATTATTTCCTGTTGCTTCTCTTAATTTGTTCTCAAGTAACTTTGAGAAAGCTGAGTCATTTGTGGATTCATGTCCTAATATATTAGCAACATAACCCGTTGTATTTACACCATCAACTGTACTATCACCATATAAAGCGATTGGAAATTTTTCGCCATTCAACCACGAAACCCAAGCATCATGAAAATTAAATATTTTTTGAGTGTTTGTTTCTGGTGCTTGCGATTCTGATTTTACTTTTAGATTTTTTAAATAATAAGTTTCATATGATTCGTAAGTAGTAGGAGTGTTGCCTTTTTCAAGTTGATAAGAATTCAAATTATTAATATCATCGCTAACTCTAACATATTTTGCGTTTGATGGTGTTAAAAAAGTAGAAGGTTTGGTGTTTTCGATACCACTTATAAATGTCTTGTGTAAATCATAAAAAGCCACTTGTTCGGGTCTAGGTCTTGTGTATTCTGTATTGGGTTCAACCTCTATAAAATCACTAGCAAAATAATTAACATTAGTTTTAACAATCCCATCGTACCAACTTACATACGAACCTAATATTATGTTATTTTTATCAAATAGGTTTTTTCCTTTCATATACCCATTTATTTTTTCTGGTTTTAAAGAACCATTTAGTACATCACTGCCATTAATAAAAGGTCTAACACTCTTACCCTCAATTAATAATTGAGTAGGTAAGTATGAATTCAATGTTGTTATTCGTATATATTCAGCATTTGATGGTGTTATAAAGGTATTATCTCCATTAATACCAATACCGCTAATGAAAACTTGGTTTATATCATAAAAAGCAATCTGATTTTGATGTTCAATTGTATAATATGTCCATGGCTTTATTTTTATAAAATCACTTGCTGTATATATTTGAGGATCAGATGATGGTGTTAAAAGGTTGCCACTTGACCATTGAACATATTTACCAACTGTAACTGTTTCTTTATTGAACAAGTTTGGATTTCTAATCGTTCTAACAAGAGGAAAAATAGTTTCATTGTCACCAATTGAACCTAGTGCTATTCCTTTTGCTTGATATACCCCTCCGTCTGTCCATACCAAAGTTGTACTGTTCCAATAATACCAATGTCCATCTGCAAGAACTAAAAACACTCCCTCTACTCCATTTGGGTATGCAGTTTGCAAAGCTGATAATGTAGAATATGTTCCTTTTGGTGCTCCACTTACAATTGATGCAAATTGGCTGTCCACGAAAGCTTGATCTGCTTTTTTTAGGTCAAGAGCTGCAACTTCTGTTTTTTCTGCTTTGTTAGTAGCTAACGAATTTACTTCTGTTTTATCTGCCTTATTAGTTTCTAAATCAGATATTTGTTGAACATTTTGTGCCAAAGACGAATCGATACCATCTAATCTTATTTTTAAAACTGGGTATGTTGTCCCATCTTCTTTGGTTCTTGCTTGAACTATTTCCGCGGAACTAGGATCTTGTAAAGTTAAATTCTGTATTTCAGCATCAAATACATTTTCTAAGCTAGTTTGTCTAGTTTCTACATTATCTTGTCTTGTGTTTATTCCTTCTTCATAACTAGCTTGTCTATTAGTTAAATTAATTTCATAATCATTTTGTTGTTTATCTATTGCTTCAATTCCACTTGCTATACTTTCCCTAACATCTTTACCAAATATAGCCTGTCTTATTTGTGCTATTTTATCAGATATATTAGCCATGTTATCACGCTCCTTTTATGCTGTTGGTGGTGGTATTATAGGCATATGTGTTGCTACATAATTTGCCACCCATGATTCTGTTGCAACTTTTTCACTACCTACTGTTATGGAATCGGTTTTTATTTCTGTTATTCCTATAGAATCAATCATTCTGATTTGTGCTGGTGCATTAGCAGATGTATTTCCAGCTCTTATTGTTATTGTAGGATAACCTGTAGTATCCAGCACTTGCATTATACCTTCATCTGTAGCACTTAATATACCTAAAGCAACTCTTTTAAATAAATCCTCACTTGCTCCGTCGGGGCAATCTTTTAATAGCACAATAGTACCTCCTACATTATCTGCTACCCCGTTTTCACTACCAATTTTCACATTTAAATTTCCGCTGTTATCGTATATTTGTACAATTCCGCCATTATCATTTTTCCAATTCTCTATAAGCAATTTACCATCACTAGTTGTTTGGTGCTTTCCATCATGGATTATATTGCCTTCTGTATCCACATAGAAAACTTTTATATTTTTAATTAAATTTTCTATGCTTATTCCCTCTGTGGCATTTAATGTAGTTACTATTTTCCTGTCGCTTCTAACCGCTCTTATCCCAAAGCTATCTCCTATTTGAACATTATTATATACTCCATTATTTTGTATGCTTGACTTTCTCAAATCATTAATAGCAGTACTTAACTTAATTGGGGAATTAGCTATAGTAAGTTTAGGATCATATAGCTTAAGTAAATCTAAATCTAATAGTACAGCTTTATAAATACTATCTACTGACATAACTGGATTATATATGTGTAGATTAACTCCCAAAGTAAATTGCTCTGCTTTATTACCACTTAAACAACTTAAATCTAATGCGTTAGCTTCTAGTAAATATAATGGTTGAGTATAATCACTTATGTCAGCTAAACAAGTATCATATAGCTCTTGTGCATCTTCAATATCTCTATACTCTACAGGCTTTTCTATAACTCCATAAATTGCCCTGGCAGAAGTATCTTCTATATAATCCAATCCACCATTTACACTTGCAATAGTAAGATTGTTGGCACCCAAAGGAATTATCCTAGTCCCAAAACTAGTTACATCTTTGTCCTTAACCATATCTTTCATATTAATACCTAAGGTAATGTCTATAGTATTTTCGCTAAAACTGTGTAGCCAATCTAAATATAATACTCCATCTACCTCTCTAACTCTTATATCTCCACCTATATCTTCTTTTACCGCTAAAATCTCTGCTAGAGTTGTACCAAAATTACAAGTATAAGCTACACTTCCTGTTACATCTACATTACCAACTTGCATTTGCTTATTACTATCTACTTTACTATTATGAATTGCTAATATCTGTGTTAGGAAATCTGTAAGATTAGTTGCTGCAAAAGTATTAGCACGTTGCCTACTGTCATTAAGATAGCTCATTGCACCTTCACAAGTCACTTCTTTAAAGAATATTCCATTGCTATCCATCTTTTCTGGAGCATATAGTACTCTACCTGTAAATCTAAAAGAGTTGTCTCTTGTGTCAATTACTTTAACTTTGGTAATTAACTCATTTATTAGATTGTATCCTGGATTATTCGGATATAAAATAAAAGAAAGACTATCTACTTGCGATAATCCTTCTTTTAGATGCAATTCATTAAGATGTGGGGCTTCTTTATCTGTGTTAGAATAATGGATTCCAGTTTCTATTCCATTATTAACAATTACAACCTTATACATTAAATCAACTCCTTATAAAAAACAAAAGATATTGTACCATTACCTGTAATAGTTAAATTATTTTCACCTGGCTTAAATATAAAGTCATAGCTTTTAGTAGTTCCTGTAGGTATCGTATAAGTTTTATTATTCATTACAATAGTCATATCAGCATTTGTAATGATAGTTGGCTTTATATCTGTTGCGCCTAGATTATATATAGTTGTTTCCAAACTATCATTAACAATAAAACTACTATCTTGAACCATGTCAGTTATGAAATTAAACTCATCCCAAATATCAGTACCTTCAGCATAATCACATATCATGAAAGGATAAGCTGTAAATTTAACCGTTATAACTCCATCTGCCCAGTTTTCCTTAAAATCTGTTTCATTTTCAACTTCCGCTAAAAAATGATAGCCTGGAATAGCATCGTCCCATAGTGTTTGCTTACCACGACTATTCATTAACCAGTTAATTATACTTGTCGCTTCCATGCTCATTTCTTCCTTAGTTTTGCCAAGTAAATTGAATGGGTATGTTAATTCTCTATTTGTATAAGTCTGAGATCCATATAATTCACTAAAATCATATTCAACATTGCTAAATGGCACTTTAATTTTAATCTTTTCTTTTGATGGTCTACCAATCTTTTTTCCAGGGGCCATGATTAAACCTTTATCAGTATAAGAATGATAGCCATTAAATTTTATACCATACACTATACCAACCCCCTAGAAATATTTCTTATTCTGCTACCATCTTCAATGTCCATATAATCACCCATAATCTTAGCAAATGTTTTACCATCGACCTGTAGCACTATAGGCCTACTATTGTTTATTCCTCCCAATGCACTTACTATCCCTTCGCCTATTCCAGCCAGTGTTTCTTTATTAAGTGGCAATACAGCTTCATTTCCTGCTTCCCCGCCTGCTAACAAATCATCTCCATTCATTCCAAATATAGTTGGCCTGGTTAAAATACCACCCTTTGCGTACCAGTCAATATTGAATTTAGGAACACTTGGGGGATCTAAACTGAATTTACCGGAGATATTAAAGTGAGGTAATTTAAGTTTAGGTAATGACCATTCAAAATTCATGATGCTTTTTATTTTATCTACTCCAGATTGAACTGTAGTCTTTACCCCATTAAATACTTCTTTAATTTTATTCCATAATTCTTGAGACTTTGCTTTAACAGTATCCCAATTCTGATACAAAGCAACACCAGCTGTTACTGCTAAGCCTATAAGTGTTATTACAGTACCCAATGGGTTAGCTTTTAAAGCTGCATTTAACCCTTGCTGAGCAATAGTTTGTATTACAGTTGATGCCTTCCATGCATCTATTAATTTTTTAATAGTACTTATAATCATCAATGCACCCATAGCACCAGCAAAGCCTGACACAACTGGGATAATAATATTCAAATTATCCGTTGCAAATATTATAGCCCCTGAAAATCCATCAAATAGCTTACCCGCTACACTCATGGCATCATCTATATTGCTTTTTATTGTTGGCATATTTGTCTGAATATAATTAGCAAATTCATTAAGTTTAGGTAATACTTTTTCACCTAAAGGAATTAATACACCTACTTCAAATTGTCTTCCTAAACCAGTCAAAGCTTGACCAAACGAATCGTACTTTATGCTATTAATTTCTTTTAAGGTATCTCCAGTTTTATTGACGTTATCACCGATTAAAGTAAGTGCTTCCATTCCTTCTACTCCAAGGTCTTCCCACATGGTACCAAAGAGCGCAACTCCGGCTTGGCCTTGAGCTACTGGGTCTTTCATTGCAAATAAAGCCTCTGTTACCTTTCCAAATGCGGCCTTTCCCTTTTCTCCACCTACAGCAAAGTCATTTGTTAATTTCTCTGCATCTAGTCCTAAAGATGTGAAAGCTTCCTTTGTAGCATCCGACCCATCTTTTGACCTTATACCAAATTCCTTGAAAGCATCTCCTAATTTATCAACCGAAAAAGTACCGCTTTGAGCCCCACTAATAAGCATGTTAAACATTTCTTCGCTATTAAACCCTAACTGCTTAAAATGTACTGAATATTCATTTACGGTGTCTAGCAAGTCACCATTTTTATCTAGTCCATTTTGGGCACCTTGGGCTAAAAGAGTGTAAGCTTCATCACTTGTCACACCAAAGGTTTCCATCATCATATTAGCTGACCTAATTGATTCATTTACTTCAAATCCAAATGTATCTCTAAGCAGTAGCGCATTTTGTGTAGTGTTTTCAAGTTCTTTACCTACAAGTCCAGTTTGCTGATTAATGTTAGCCATTGCATTAGCAATATCTTCGTAGCTTTCTCCAAAATTATTGCTATATATGTTTAAAAGAGAATCTTTAAATTTTGTAGTTGCATCATCTGCAAGTCCTGTAGCTGATTGAATTCCGTTTAATGCTTTGTGCATTTCATCAGTACCCATAACACCTTTAGTAACTAATCCTGCAATAGCTCCACCTGCTACCGTTGCTCCTGCAAATATTGCTTTACCTATCTTATCTCCAACACTTATTAAATTGTCAAAGTTCTTCTTTGTTTGTTGGGCCTTTTTCTCTGAATTTGTTAATGCTTTAATTGCTTCCTGATCATCAATCATTATGCTGCCAAATAGCCTAAAAAGTTCAATAATAATCACCTCATTTCGCTATTTGTTGCCAAACTTATTTTGTATGTCTAATATATCTGCCATTACCTCTTCTTTACTTCTATTATCCATTACCGATTGTTGAGGTCTAAACTTATCATAATATTCTTCAAATGAGATAAATGTCTCTTTTTTCATCTTAGGATATATAGTTAAATAATATCTAAAAGCGCATTCTTTAAGCTCTTCTTCCTGCGCTTTGCTAATAAGCTTTATAGCACGCTTTAAAGGCATTTTTAATATGTAATCTATGCTGCTATACCTTTTTAACAATAGATCCTCTATATCCTCAATATTTAGTCCTCTACTTGCTGAAAAAAATCGGTAAAATCCTCATTACTTATCAATTCTTCAATAAACTTCTTTATCTCTTTAGGTTTATATTTTTTAACAGTTTCTACTGATTCACCCGTAAAACTTGAAACAAATTCTATTATTTGTTTTTCTGCCTTATATAACTTTTTAATTAATATAAGACCAATTTGTCCACCTACAAATGCTTGCGCTTCTCTTTGATTCTTATATTCTTTACTTTTAGATTTATCCAAAATAGCATTTAAATCCGCTTGAACATCCATTTTATCCAATATTTCTGATAGCTTAAATGTATCTTGTAATTCAAAACCTCTCATCTTTTATCTTTACCTCCTAATTATAAAAAATAGAGGGATTGTTACCCTCTATGCTGCAAATTCAACGTTCCAAGGTGCTGTGTCCTTTGTAGTTTCATCATATGTAGCACTGAATCCTAAGCTTGGTACGACTTCATTTTTATCCTCTAATGTCCATTCAAGATTATCTAGATTTAGTGCATTTTTAATTTTAATAGTTACTGGTTTTCCATCTTTAGTTTTTCCAGTCCAAGTTACGTCGTTATAGTCTCCTTCAACTATTTTCAATGTACTTGTCATTATATTTTTGGTTGGTGTAGTTTCATTATCAGGAGTAATACTCATTCCTGGATAATACTTCGTCATATCTGACGCATTGAATAATTCTAAAGCATTTACTGTTAATTTGGCATTTTCGCTATCTATTACAGTTCTACCTTTAACTATTCCTTTATCCCCATCAGCTTCTATATGTCTATACTCTCTCTCGACTACAAAAGCACTTCCACCTCTAGTAAGACCTATTGGAGTAGTTCCTACAGTTACAACTCCCATACCTAGCAAAATTTTATCTGCTATTGCCATTTTACATACCTCCTCTATTTAAAATAAGCCCGTACTACATATCTTAAATTAATAAAATGTGCCGTTACGAGCTCTTCAGGTGTTGCATATTGCCTTGTTTCTCTATCAAAATGTAAATTTACCTTATCCGTGTTTATTACAGTTAAATTTAATTCATTATCTATTAAATCAGCCAAACCCTCTATAGCTCTTACGCTTTTATTCGCATCTTCATAAATATCAATGTTAAGATACAAATCCTCACTAGGATATGAATTAATTACACTTTCAACTCTAAAAATCACGTAAGGGAATATAGGATTTTGAGGTGTTTTATTTCTATATACTCTAGGATGTTTCGTCATTAAATAATTTAAAACTTCATCTGCAACTAAATTAATATTCACCTTATCACCTCTTTCCTATTTCATCTAATGCAACTTTTATTATATCTTGAATTAATTGTGCATTTTTAATCACAACTGGCTTTATAGGGTCTTTCTCTGAACCAACAAGTATTTTCCCAACGATACCCGGAATAGACATTTTAAATCCTATCTGTAAGTCCTTTTCCTTTTTCCTAGCCCAATATCCTAATGTTTTGTTAAGAATTGCTCTCCTTTGATGATACTGAGACTTTAAAGTAGTTGCCTTAATTTCCTTAACTAAATTTTGCCCTACTTTATTGAGTACCTTTCCTGGAGTCTCTTGAATTTTAAGAATGATTTTATCTAAGTTGCTTTCAAAAGTAAATGTTGATCTTGCCATTATACTTCACTTCCTGTATAGCTTGTTACTGTTAATTCGGTAATTTCACCTTTTTCATAAGCTCTAATAATGGAGTACTCTTTTCCTTTATACCTAACCTTTTCATCATTACTAAATTCAAAAGAATGTACCTCAAATATAATCTCAGGTTTTAGGCCGACATTAGCAGCTTGATAAAACTCTGATTGTCTAACAGATTTTTTATTTGCAAATACTTCTCTCCACACCATAGATTGTATAGGCTCGCCATATTCAATGGTTTCTACAAGATTTCCAAGTTCTATTGCTTCACTCCACATTAAACAATCACCTCTGTGTTATAATCTCCACATAAAGATAAGGACTGTTTAAGTAAGTCGTAGGATTTTTGATACTTTTCACTATCTTGATTTTCTAACCCAAAATTAGCTTTACAGTAAACTATAATAGCTCTTTGAATTAATGGGTCTATTTCACTTGTATTTTTAATTCCACTTATACTTAAATCCATTTTACAAGCTTCAATTAAATCCAATATTTCATTGTCCATTGCATTAGTTTTAATTCTAAGTGATAACTTCACTTTTTCTAGCATGTTATCCCTCCTAAAAAGGAAAGGCTACGTAAAAACGTAACCTTATGCACTCTTCTTAGTAATTGTAACTAAGGAATCCTTAATTATTACTTTACCATCTACTAACATTAAAGCTTTAGTAACCATATCGTCAGTCTCATTATCTTCATATCTCTTAATAGTAACATTTAAGTTAGTGTTAAGAACATAATCGGACGGATCAAATAAGAATGCTACAACTGTATCTGACGCAACTGTATCTGCATAAGAATCCATGTAGTCATTTAATACTACTCTTCTTCCAAGTAGAGTTCTATCAGCTTTTCCATCTATGCCATAGTTCACTCTAGCAATAGGTTGTCCATTTAAATCGGTCATACCTACAAATTCCATAAATGTCTTTTTAGTCATAAACCATACGGCGCCATTTTCATAAGCTAATGGTAATGCCTGTTCAGCCTTAATTAATGTCTTATAGTCTACGCTTTTAGCTGCTGCAACTTCTACATTTTGTCCAACTGCTACAGTTTCAGCTAGTATTCCTTTTGGTTTTCCTACTCCGTCACCATTTATAATTGATTGCTCTAAAGCTTTAGTCATAGCCTCAACCACGTTATTAACAAATGTTGTTTCAAACACTGGTAAAGCCATTACATCAACTTCTAAGGAATTAGAAATTGCACATCTTAACTTATGATATGCAAATGTAATAGAGCCAGTAGTTTTCTTTTGTTTTTCAGATGTAACCCCTTCTGCTACCCAAGTTGCAACAGGTTTAACAGTAGATGTAGGAATAGTTAAGCCACCCTTGTAAGATGTTCTTGTAACAAGTGGAAGGATCATGCCTGTAGCTTCAATCTTCTCTATAATTCTAGATAGAACTGTTTCAGGAATCATTTCTCCTACATCACCAGTCTTAGTTGGCCCTACTGCATTTTTAAATTCTCCAGCTATCGGAGTTCCTTTTGTAACATAATTCATAAATGCTTTTCTGTACTCAGCAGTGTTAGAAAAATCCTCTCCAGCAACATCTCCTATTTTGTTATTATCTTTATTAATTGGAGCTGCTGGATTAATTTTAGCATTGTCCTTTAATGCATTAAGATTAGCTAATGCCTTTGCTTCATTTTCAAACTTATTATCTAAGTTTGTAATTTCTTGCATTTTAGCCTGTCCCTCTTCTAATTTTCCCTCATTGATTAAACCTTCTGCCTCTGCATAAAGTCCATTTCTTAATTCTAAATATTGCTCTTTATTCATATTTAATTCCTCCTTTTAATTTAAGTAATTGTAATTTTGCTTTATTTTGTTGCAATAAAAAATCACCCTTATTCTTTTGAATTGGATGATCAATAGTAGGATTATAATTTTTAAATTTTGTTAATAAGTTATTATCTAGCTTTCCAATACTATTACAGAAAGTAACAGCATTATTTTTTAATGAATTAAGTAAGTTCTTATCTACTTTTTCATCAGAATACAGTATTTCATCAATTAATCCTAATTCTAAAGCTTCATCAGCAGTAAGCCATGTTTCTTTATCCATAAGCTTATATGCATCTTCTTCACTCATTCCTGTTTTTAATATATAGGCATTAGCTATTGTCTTATTAGCTTTCTTTAAGACTTCCATACTGTGCTCCATATCTCTATAATCTCCACTAGTTGACGTCGATACATTATGTATCATAATTTCTCCTAAAGGAGACATCTTGCACTTACCAGCCATAGCAATCACTGAGGCTATACTTGCACATAATCCATGTATTTCTATTGTTACTTCTCCACTATAGTTTTTTAATTCATTGTAAATTTCACATCCAGCAAATACATCTCCTCCACCACTATTTATTTTAATAGTAACAGGTTGACCATTAGCATTTTTTAGTGCTCTTATAACTTTAGTTGGTGATGTGGCCTGAATACCATACCAATCATACAGCCATTCATTACCACTTGGTACAACTTCACCTTTAACATCAATATAAATCATTATTCTTCACCTCCTTCCCCTATAGCGATAGTATCTAATCTTCTTAATGGCTTATCTCCATCTTGTACTGGTGGAAGATTTAGTACTTCTCTCCACTCATTTGGCGTCATGGCACCTCTGTCAACCATAGCTTGCAACCCAAGTTTTGTTGACATTGAGGCATATTGAAGGTTATTAGCCGAATAAATTATTTTGTTTCCAAATCCTCTTTCTCTTCTAGTAAATTGTTTTCTCGTATCTTCTGCACTCCACTGCATAGCTATAGGTTCTATTTCACTTTCGTAATAAGAGTTCCATTCATCTTCATTATATCTTGATTGAACTATCTTCTCGTTAGTGTTAAAAAAACTATATATCCTTTGTGTGGTTCTATCAATTACAGCTGCATTAGGTACATAATCCTTAGGATCTATTTGTATTGCATCTGCTTTACTATCTATACCTGCAGCTCCACCACTATTTTCTATGTTAAGGAAAGTATTTGTAAAATCTTCTGTTTGCTTTTTAACATCTTCAGGACGCATATTAGTGTTAAATTTCAATAGCCATTTAATTATGCCACTATTCCTTATAGCTTTTACTATTCCCTGGTCTGTAGTACTTACAACATCCATTAACGGTAATAAAGCTTCTCTAGGGCTATCTCCAAATATATCATTTTCATTTAAATCTTGCCTTAAATGAATAATATCTGTATATGGATAAGTAACTATTTTGCCATTTCTATTAGTAAACTTTAAAAACAATTCTCCACTAGAATCATATATAGCTTCAACTGAAATACACGGAATATTGTACATTTCAATGGGATAATCATTTTCATCCCTTACAAGTAATGCAAAAGCATTATTATTTAGAGCTAATTGAGTTGCCATCTTTTCTCTAAATACTTGTCCACTCATATACGGATTAGGTTCTTCATATAAGAAGCGTATATAAGGCTCTGGATTAACTTTAAATCCTTCTAATGTATTATTCCTTATATGTTGAGGAATAAGCTTTCCTATAGCTTTTACCTTAGGTCTTATACAAGCTCTTACTATATCGCTTTTATATATAGTACCATTCCATGAATAAAACCCGTTACCCCTATCCTCTATTAATTCAAATCTAGTCTTAGGTATACTTCTATTTAATAGATTTCTTATAAATCCCACTCTCTCACCCCCTTTCTAGATTACTGACATATAGCCCTCATATACTCTTTCTAACTGCACATAGGCATCCAATAGTGAAGCTAGTCCATCTATTCTTCTTCGTTGGTTAGAAGTCTTAATAGGCTGAATATTATCATTCTTATCTATATCTACAGCAGTATTACTTAAGCACCACTTAAGAATAGGATTATTATTATAATTTATTATTTTCTTTTCTAAATCTGCTCCCAAGGATTTCATAGGTCCACTTAAAGTCTTTTTACCTTGATACACTGCCTCCCACGCTTCTTTACCAAATACATCTTTCATTTCTTGCACCCAGTATTCAGCACTCCACGCATCATATCCACCAGAATAAATATAAATATCATATTCATTTTGCATTTCTAAAAACCATTGTGTTACATGAGTTTTATCAATTCTATTACCAGGGGTTATTCTTAATAATCCCAAGTCTCTCCATATGTCATATGGTATTTTATCTTCTTGCACTCTTTTTTCCAATAGATCTTCAGGGAGGAAATACATTTGCTTAACGTAAATATGCTCATCATTAGGTACCCTAAATATTATAGTTGCACAAGTTAAATCCGTAGTGCTGGAGAGGTCAGCCCCTCCTATTCCATAACGTGGTTTCAATTCCTTTATATCAAAAGTATCTGTGTTATTTAACTGTTCAAATGTTAACCACGCTTCGCTAGAGGTTTCTCTTATATTAAATTCCTTACATAATAAATTTTTAACTAGTAATGGGTTCTTCTTTGCCTTCTCAACTTTTTCTTTTAAAGTTCTAGCGTTTTTAATAGTACCTAACCCTGGATTAGCTTTCTGCCAACACTTTTCATCAATCCACTCTTTTCGGTTATCTAGTTCATAGATGAAATAAATACTTCTTTCGTCTTTATAACCATTTTCATCGTCATAGCCATTAATAAGCATTTCAGCTTCATCATACTTCATATCATATATATCTTCTCTTATTGTTCCAGCAGTAGTGGTAACAAATATAAGAGGTTGTTCTCTAGCTGTTATACCATCAGCGATTATATCGTATAAAGCTTTTCCGTTTTTCCATTGATGTATTTCGTCCATTAAGGCTCCATGAACATTTAATCCATCTAAGCTATCACTATCACTTGCTAAAGGTTTGAATACACCATCATTGAAATCGCTATCCATTTCAGCAACTAGAGTTTTAATTCTTTTTCTAAGCGTCGGTGATTTTTTAACCATTCTTTTGGATTCTTGCCATATTATTTTAGCTTGGTCTTTTTTAGTAGCTACACTATAAACTTCCGGGCCTGCTTCACCATCTCCAACTTGCAAATATAAGCCAACACATGAGGATAATAATGACTTACCATTCTTCTTCGCAATTATTAATTCTGCAAATTGATATTTCCTTATTCCCTCTATGTTTATAAATCCAAATATTGTTGCCAACATGGCCTTTTCCCATAACTCTAAGATAACTGGTTTGCCACCCATCTTACCTTTAGAATGTCTACAAAAGTTTTCTATAAATTCAATAATGTGATTTCCTCTTTTGGGTGAGTAAAAAAACTCCCCAGGGGTATTCAAGTCATTTATGACTTTTTTATAAGTCCTGTAGAGTTTATCACATATTATGACTTCCTTATTTTCAATTTGACTCCAATATTCAAGTATAGGGTTATAATCATCTGCGTATTTTATCATACGTCCTCACGTCCATATATAAAATCGTTAAACCCATCTTCATCTTCTTTCTTTTCTTCTCCCTTAGGTAATAAGTCAGTAATTTGTTTTATTCCCTTTTGATAAGAAGTGTTCATTGTGTTATATAAATCTGCAACTGGTCTTTTTCTCTCGTACGGTGATTGTTTTTCTCCTTGCTGAAACAACTCAGTAAATCCATTTTCATCTAGATCCTGTTCAAAATCTTCTAAGGTTACTCGCAAATATGCCAACCTTTGAATTAAACCAATAACAGTTTCTTTCTTCTTATCCTCTATGTTTTTATAGATTTTCTTAAGTCTATTCTCTTCTTTCTTGATCCTCTTATCTTTTTTCATTTGCTTTCACCTTCTTTCAAAATTATCTATATTTTGGGGAGGGGGGCTATAAAATTACTTGTGTATTCTTTGAAGCTCCCACCGCCGGTCCCTTAGCTTTCTTTTTAAATTTAATTTAAGGGGGGATATTATCCTTCCACCAGCTCGCCATACTCATTGAAGCTCAAGCCTTCTCTTGTATGCTCATTCTTCCTATGTCTCTTATGGTGACAATCCCTGCAAAGTAGAACTAAATTGTTTTCTCCTAATGTAATGTAATGATTATTCATATTCTCTGGTGTTAGGAAAGTCTTGTGATGTACTTCCTCTCCTGGCTTATTACAATCGTTACATAGTCCATTGTATTTCTTATATATGTATTCTCTAGCTTTCTTCCACTCTTTGCTTTTATAGAAAGACCTACTAAACTCTTTTGCCATTGCAATCATTCCTTTTATAGAAATAAAAAAGACACCCTTCTGGATGTCTATAGTTCTACTTCTGTTGCGCTTATTAACTCACCATCATGCAGATGTTTATTAATTGCTTGAAGTACTTTATTATAATTAAAATTCGTTGTCGGTATTTCAAACGTTAATACCTTATCTTCATTGTAGTTTATTACTACAAAGTTTTTAATCTGTGTTTCTTTCTTATTATTAAGTCCTGTCATTCCTCCGACTATTGCTCCTAATGGACCTAATAATAATCCTCCTACTACTGCTCTACCACCAACACTCTTTTGCTTCTCTAGTATTTCTTTTTCAGTTATGAACGCTGCCTTAGTTATTTTATCCACGCTTAGATGTGCGGTTGCTTTCTCCTTAGTTTTCTTATTCTCAAATTTAGATTGGATAGTTACTTTCTTAGTTCCCTCATCCCAAGATAACTCAATCACTTCACCTTTAAAAAACATATTAACTCCATCAATGAATGTTAAGTTAGTTCTTAGTATACCATCATCAACCTTTTTACTGAATAATCCCATATATAAACCTCCTATAGATTTCTTTTACTATATTATTCTATAAGAAGCTTATTTATCCTTTTATTTCTATCCTAAACATCTTCTTTATAAACTTTCTATGATACTATATTAACACGTATATACCGTACTTGTTACAGATAAACTCCGACTATTTTACGTAATTATTCCGTATATTTTTTACTTATCCAAATTAGTTCTGATATTTTATTTATAGCTTTTCTCTTTATCCTTCCGCAATAATCTCCATCCCTATTGATTAAAGCTCCTACTTTATTCCATTCCATTTTATCAAAACATCTTAATTTTATTATTTTCCTTTCTTCATCACTTAACGTATTTAGAGCATTGTCTATTTTACTAATTAGTCTTTCTTTACTTGCTTTCTCTTTTAATAATTTACTTATTAATTTATCCTTTTTTAAAACCTCATTTTCAACTGAGCTATTAAAAGCATTAGTTGGACTAGTTCTCTCATCATAAGTTACACTTTTTACACCATTAACTTCAGATTTAACTTCCTCTATTTCTAATTCTAAATTATCTATTTCAGCTTTTATTGTTTTATAATTAAAAAGAACTCCATCTGTTTTTTTATAAATATTATCAATATTACTCATTTTTCCTCCTTTATGGGACAAAACTTAAAATACTTCTGTCCCATTAACAATCTAGTGTTTTCAATGCTTAACATCACTTTTTAATTCAAAATTTATGGGACTAATATATATAAATTCTTTATATATATATACTTTTTTATTTTTAATTTTATTTTTATATAAAGAAGTTCAAAATATCTGTCCCTCTGTCCCAAACACATCTCAAACCGTTGCTATTACTGCATTTATCTATGGGACAGAGTTAAAAAAGTTCTGTCCCATAATTCTGTGGAAAACTCTATCAAACCCTTGTGGCTCTAAGTGGACAGGTTTTTAGTTAATTTCAAACTTCTGTCCCATTTAACTAGGATTATTTATCCTGTAGATTCGGGTTCTTTTACCATTGACGTATTCTCTTTCATCGCTGTTAAACCCATGCTTTTTAACTTCTCTACTAAATACATTTTTAGATAATGATTTTAAACCAGCTTCTATGCACCACACTTGATACTGCTTGTATACATCCTCAACCGTTTGTCCATCAATTTCTTTTTCATCTAAAAATGCTACTACTGGATTATTAACTTGCTCATATTCTTTCCAAACTTCATCACACGCATCACAATTAGTAAATTCTTTATTCATTAGTATTCTGTCTAATCCCTCAAGTGCTATCTTTAACATATATTCCAAGGATTCATTGGTTAGGAGCTTATCTTTAATCCAAGGGTCATAATCTTTGTCGCGCTTACTAAACTTAGCGTTGAAAGGAATGAATATTAAACGTCTCTTAAGTCCATCGCTGAGGTCATTAATTCTTGGTAGCTCATTAGCACTGAAAATTAATTTACTATAGTTATTAAAATCGAATGGATCCTTGCCTTTTCTTTCAACATTAACTTTTTCACCAGTAACTAATTTTTTAAATGTACTGTTATCTTCAATATATTTATTACTTATATCATCACCTATATTGGCAAGCTTCCCTTCAAGTTGAAAAGTCTTAAATCTCTCATTTAGTTCATCCAAACTTACACTTGATATATTATCTTCTCCAAGCATTACTTCCAATACATCCAAGAGAGTGCTCTTACCATTACTACCTCCTCCAGTAAGTATAAATGCTTTACCAAGTTCATTTCTTCTTAATAAGCAGTAACCTATCATTTCTTCTATAAGTAATCGTAACTTTTTATCATTGCAGCATATTTTATTTAATGTGTTGTCTGCTACATCTGAATAAGCACTTGGATTATATGCTACTGGAATTTTATTTTTTATAATAAAGCGTGGATTAAATTCATCTAAAGTTTTTACTTCTAAGTCAAACACACCGTTTTGAAATAACACATATTTAGGTGATGTTAATTGCTTATTAGGACATAAAAGTTCAAGATATCTTATTACTTCACCTCTTGGTGTTTTGGTGGAATTGTTAATGTATTTCAACAATCTTTTTTCAATCTTATTTAAATCATTCGTATATACCCCATCCTGGTATATGTGTAAATTATCATTAATTTTTATGATGTTTTCATTATCTCTTAGGTATTTTGCTAAAGGTTCATACTGGAGCTTTCCCTTTATATAGAAAGATTCTTTAAGAAATGATTCGTCTCTTAAAATTGTTTCAATTTCTTTTTCAGGTAATGGTTCTTTTAAAATATATTTATTAATAATTTTTATAGTTTCTCTTATTTCTTCTTTACCTAAATTATTCTGTTGAAGCATTAAAATATAATTGAACAACGTTTGATTCCTGCCATCACCTTCTTGCATGGTAGCAAAATTGATCTCTTTTTTACTAAGTGGTCTTAACCACACCGGAAGTGCATCTAATTCATCATTTTTCTTTAATAATTTGCGTTTTTTACCTTTAACTTTTAATGGTACTACTGCATTTTGAGAACCTAATCCAACATCTATTTTTATACCTATAGCTGTGGAATAACCTTGTTTTCTTTTATCAATATCGGTATTTTTGAAATAGAAGTGCTTTCCCCTTGTAGTCTGTAAAATAGTAGTGTTAATGTTAGTGTCTTTTACTATTTTATAAAGAGTATCCGATTGCTCTTTATCGTCAATATCAATTTGAATTAAATCATCAGCTAGTACGCCACCATAAGAATCTAGATTTTGAACATCAGATATATTATAAAATTCCGTTCTATTCTTATATTCTTCAGCTGGAGTTTTCCCATCCTTACCCCCGGTGGGTATATATCCTTTCCACATTTGTTATCACTCCTTGTAAGCATACCTGCAATTTTCTAAATCCTCCCCAGTTGGTTCTGGAATACAACGCTCTTCAAATTCCTTATATATTTCACAATCATTATTACATTTATTACAGTTCTTACAGTTATAATAAAATGTTAATTCCACTAGTTTGTAGTAATCTCTATTCATTTCATAACAATCATCGAGTTTACTACTTAATTTTTGGTTATACATTTCAACAGCATATCTATCTTCTACATTTATATAAGCATTCTTAACACTATTCCAAAACGTTTTTATAGCATTATTATTTAACCTTTTAGCCTTACTATTAAAACCTTTAAGTCCCCAAGTTCTAGCCGTCTTAAGTGCTTTATGTTCCTCTTTAGTAAGGTTTGTACTAGATAACATTTCATCAATATTATCTATAAATTTTTTAAGGAAAAGGAGCTGTACTCGCTCCTCTTTATTTAAATAATCCTTTAACATATCAATATCCCTCTTTCATTCGATTAACATTAATCTGTCTTTTCTTAAAGTAAGCATCTTCTATTTCCTTAGCACTAAATCCTAATTGATTTCCAATGCTTAAGAAGAAATGCAGTACATCTACATATTCATCTATAATCCTTTCTTTTGAGTCAGGTCCTTTATTACTCCAATGTTTAAAACATCTAGTTGTATTCGCTAGTTCGCTTACTTCTACACTTAAAGCTAATAACGTATCGGTAAGCAATTCCTTTGGTTTTAAATTAAGGTTTTTCTGTTCTAAAATGTACTTGTCCAATTCATCTTGTAACTCATATAAGTCCTTAAGCTTTATCATTCGTTTTCCTCCATTTCTATTACAGTCATAATGCTATAATTAGCAAGGTCCTTAAGAGTGTCGATAATACTTTCATCTCCAACTTGCGCATTAGACTTAATCAAATTTTTAAATCTTAATAGTTTGTCCTCTAATCTAATAGCTGACATAACAGGTCCATATTCTTTAAATCCTTTACCAAAACTATCACCATAATCATGGTTTTTAGCTTCATATATCTTGTTTAACTCAATACATAGTTCAGCATGTTTTTCAATTTTATTCATTTATCTTCCTCCACTTGAATTAAATCTGGTCTTTCCAGTTCCATTTTTTCATCTGCTAAAGATGCAGCATAGCAACAACTCATGATAATGACTGTAATAACAACTATAGCTATTACTCCTAACCACATTAACACTTCCATCAGTTTCCCCGCCTTTCCATATATAACATTCCACCTAGATCTTCTATTCTGTACGCTTTCAGATATTTATCGGTAAGTCTAATCTTTTCCCTAAAACTCCTGTAAGGTATTGCCATTGCAACAGGTTGACTTTTTCTACTCAT